AGGCCGAGTTCCCGCGAGAGTTCCTCTCTGGGAAAGTCCTTGCCGCCCTGCATCCTGACGGGGTTCTTCAGCTTCACGCCCATAACGTGCGTAATTTCCTGACCCGCCATTGTCATGTCTCCGGGCATCAACTTTGCCGTGCGACCGACAAGCCCCTGCAAATCGATAAATTGCTCGTTTGCCAAGGTGTCCAAATCTCTAACAACAGTGCCGGGTTGGTCGGGGTCTGGCGCGGCCCTCTTTAGGTTCTGGAAGCCGGGGTCTATTAAAAGCCCCTTGTCAGCGACATCCTGAGTACGCGCACCATACTCATACGCAATCTGGGGCAACCGTTCAGTTTCACCGGGGGTGCGTGGCAGTTGAAACTCTGCCGCAGCCTCATATAGCGCGGCCTCTTCTGGAGACATTTGCCAATTGCCGGTACGGGCGCCGATCTGTTGAGCCAGCGCGGTATCTTGTAAGCGTCCACCAGCAGCCCCAAGCACGTTTTCGCCGGCACGCATAGCGCCGATAGAGCCGCCCAGCAGATACTCCATAGGCAGCAGAGGGTTTGCCTCAACAACCTCGCCCTCTGGCGTCACAAGCCCAGAGGCGTCCTGCGGGGTCTGCGTCATTGCGGTGTAGTAATCCTCTATCTGGCCCGCCATAGCGCCGGGGACAGCCTTCGCGCCCTCGACAAGCATCTCGCGCTCTTCCTCGCCGCCAGTCAGCAGACCGCCTAGATAGTCGGCAGCAGAGGACGCAGCGCGGTAGGCTGGCATGTACTCAATGCCCGTCTCAGGCTCGCCATACACGGCTGGCGTGGTGACGGGGTACATCAGACCATCCATCTCCTCAAAGCGCGTCTGTGAGGGGCTGATGATCTCCCGCCGCGTTGGTGTAAATGCGTCCAGAAGGCCAGCGATGTCAAATAGACCGGGGGTGCGCCCGTAATCGTATCCCGTGGGGCCAGTTATCGGCGCTATTCTGTCAACCATCAAACAATCCAGTTCGTTGCGGGATTTAATTTACGGCTGCTATTATAACCCCTTGACCAGCCACCAGCAACCGCCCCATTACCGGCGAAAGTCAGCACAAAGGCATCGGCAACGTCAGGGCTGCGCTGACCGCGCTTCTTCATCTCGTCCTTGCTCTCAACCTTCAGCTTGCCAGTGCTGAGGTATTTATACCGAATGCCGGTAATCTCCGAAATCAGCGTGTCATCCTGCGGCATGTGGCAGTCACGCGCCTCGAACCACTCTCTAGCAGCCCAAAACAACTCATCGCGCAACTTATTAAAGCGATCCTTCATGCTGGCACTCTCCGACACCGCGACAGCCACGGCTGGCAAGTCCAATTCGCGCAAGCGATCCGCAAGGCCAGCGCCAAGGCCAATCGCGTCCACATAGATCGCTTGGGGCCGCATCCGATACGGCACAGCGTCATACTCTGCCAGCACGATGCCCGCCAACTCCATCAGGTCTTTGCCCTGCCATGTCTTAATCGGCTCAACCACAACGTTCCCTTGGCGCTTGCACAGCGCAGACCTGTCGCCGCCGTAGCGTGCAACGTCCAAGCCCCACTCAACGGGGGTGGTGGGGCCAGCCTCTACGTCCCTGCGCGTGGCCTCTTCAACCAAGTGCAACGGAACAAGCACATCATCCGACTGCGTGGGAAACTCGCCCAAGACACGCACACGGAATACGTTGCTGTCCTCGCCGTACTTGTCAGCCATGTCGCCAATAAACTTGGGGTCAACGTAATCACCCTCATGGCACGCCACCGTGATGCAGTGCCAGCGCTCCCGATCCGAGTGAAATGCGTCATAAAAATAACCATCGGATCGCGTGGGGTTGCCGCACATCACAATCTTCGCGCCGGGGGTGGACAGCGCACCAGATGCAGTCTCAAAGATCACGTTTGGCACACCTGACGCCTCTTCGACCACAAACAGCATATTCGGAGAGTGGAAGCCCGCCAGCGCCTCTGGGTTCTCCCTGCGGCTGGTACGCGCCACCGCGAAGCTGTCAGACGCACCCTTGAGGGCGATCTTGTCGGCCTTAAATTCGAGCAAGTCCTTAAACGGCTGCGGCATGTTCCGCGCCCAGCGATCAATCTCCGTCCAAAGCACATCCGATAGCTGGTGGGCGCTGTTGGCAGTGACCGCAGTCTTGGTCGGATAGCGGGTCAGGAGCCACCAGAGGACGAGCCACGACTCAAACGCGGTCTTTCCGACACCGTGGCCCGATTTGATGGCGACCTTGTCGTGCTTGGAAATAGCGTCCAGAGCATTGCGCTGCCATGCTTGGGGCGTGGCTTGCAGAACCGTCTCAACGAACAGGGCGGGGTCATCGCGCAAAATGGTAATGGTGCCGGCAGATAGGGGGGATTGGGTCATATGGGGTTCCGTGGGTCAGGGATTTCGAGAGGGGGGTATATATTTATCGCCGCCCCGCCGCGTGCGCGAAAGGGGGGGGTCATTGTTTCACGGCAATGTTTCACGTTTTGTCGCATAACGTCCATTATGCGTGTGCCGGATGTAACGAAATCAATGACTTAGCCGTGGAACAATATATCATCGTAATTATGTCGCATCTGCGATAGGGTTGTTAACCTTATCTTGGTTAACATCTTGGTCGCGTGCGCGTAGCGGTTGCGCTTGTGTGTCTCTCTCGTCCTGATGCTCTATCGCGTTCACCCGCCTCATTTCGATTTCTTGGTTAACCTGTTGCAAAACCTTGATGTAATCCTCACTCGGTGACGCCTTGACGTCTATCTGCGCCTTGTCGCCATACACGTTTGGCGTCATCCGCGCTGAACGCCACTTGATGTTGTCCGACAATGTGCGGTGCGCTGACTCGGTGATAAACCCTTTAAGCAGCATATCGTCAAGTTCATCCAGCTTGTCAGCATAGACCTGACCGCGAGACTCCAGCGCCGTGCGATACTTGTCCATCATCGTCTGATCCTTAACGAACCGGCGCCATACGGTTGACCACGCTGGCATGTCTTCATCTTTGCTGACGCTGCTGCCTGACCTACCCTCAGCTACACGCTCGAAAAACTCATCGAAAACCCTGTCAGGTATCTTATGCGCTACCATCGAAATCATCCTCTTCTAACGTCAATATGAGCATCGGCTCATCGTCTATCTCCAGCAGAACACCGTCACAGACACTGCACACTATCTTCTGGGCCTCTTCATAGACACGGCCCCTTGTTGGCTGCTCACACCAGCCACAGTCAACGTAATCTTTAAAGAAGCGCACAAACGGCCCACGCTCGAAATTGAGAACCTTACCCATCCACATCCACGCATTCTGCTGCACACGCCATGTATCCGGCGCCATCAACATAATTGTCCTCGTGATAAGGATTGCTCTTTGCCCTCGCCATTTTGAGAAGCGCCATCATAATGCCCACATCGTTTGGCTCTATCTTGCTCCCCGTGTGGATAGACCAGTACGCCGCAATCAGCGCAAAGTTATCCTCCATGTCGCCATGATCGGCGGCGCGATCCTTCATTACGCACTGCTTTGCCTCGTCCAAACACCTGTCTCTCTTCATGCCCAATCCTCTGATCGCTTGATATGTCTAACCTGATTTGCCACTCGCTTTCTAGGCGTTGGCCCCTTCGCCCCCTCCGGCTCCATCACCGTCAGCACCTCAATCGGTCTGCTGTTACTCAACCCATCTGTCTCGATGGGCCAGACCTCTATCCTAACACCGCCATCTACCCTTTGCAGATTTATCGCAAGCCCCTTAACATCAACCCAGCCGTATGACCCCGTCATTACATACTGCTTGGTCTGATATAGGTTCTCTCTCACATCCTCGAAAATCTCTTTCACCTTCTCGCCCCCCTAAAACGGAATCTCGTCATCTAGTTCCACCTCAGTGCGCGTGCGCGGCCTCTTCGTCACGCTCTCCACTGCCGCACCCTCGAACACTTGCTTCGCCCTCTCTGCGGCCCTGCCAGCCTCGTCTGATCGCCATTGCTGCATTATCTTACCAATTTCCTCTACGCAGTAAACACAATCATACACGCCCTCTCTCTGCACGTTGGCGATTTCTTCACGATTACGCACAATCGCCATCACGCCGCCATCCGGCAACTCGCAGTCCCACCGATCACCCGTCAATGGCTTTGCGCCCAATTCGATTGCACGCGCCTCTAGCACGCCACAAGCCCTGATGGTGACCTCTACTGCATGTTCAACCTCTGGCCCCGATCCCCTCTCAATCGCCGCATTCAATCTATCCCACTGCTGCCACCAGCGATCCCGCATTTCCGCATCAACTACATTCGGCAATCTGTCGATGCCCCATTTAGCCTCAATGCCCCTGACAACTCTATCGTACTCAATCAGAGCCGCCTGACATTTCTTCGCGTCTCTCTCATTCGGATGAAACCTCAATTCCAATCCACTCTTCGGCTTCTTCGGTCTCTTTCTAATCGCCACAACCTGTCTCCCTCAATACGATGATACGATTACATACGAAGATACGACCCCTATAGGGTGGTCGTATCGTATCGTATATGTACGAAACACCTCGTACACATACGAATATACGAAAATTGCTATCCTAACTATCTGTTTTATAACGATAGGCGTCTCAGAACCTTTTTCGTATCTTGTTCTATTATCCGTCACGACACAAAAACCCAAAGTAGAACACTTTTCGTATCTTGTTCTACTGCCATCAAACCACCCCTCATAACGCACCTAAGTCGTTGTTTATCCAGCAGATACCGTCCGAAATGACGACATATCCATCGTCAACCAGCGAATCCCGTGACGATGCGCGTGTCGAGGCGTGCGTGTCGGGGCAATTCAGCTTGTGCGCGTCATGCCAGCTACTGACCGGCACCCTGATGCCGCGCTCCGCACACAGGTTTTGCAGTGCTGTCAGCGCCCTCTGCTGGCTTGCCGCCATTGGCCTCTTCCGTCTTGGCGCATCCAGTGGTGCGTCCGTCCTCTTTAGCACGACAGACGTATCGGTGACCCCGACAGAGACGCTGACCATGTCAAAATCCATCTGGTCTATAGGCTCTGCATCCTTCTGCTTCTCGACCTTCAGCGTCACCACATCTTCCAGCTTGCCGACTTGCAGGGACGTATCTAGCGCCCCCAGCAGCGCGTTGCTGCCTCTGGCACCCCTGCTGCTGTCCTTACCACTATGGTGAACCGCCAGCATCGTGCCACCAGCAGTCTCTCTCACCCTGTCACACGCTTGCACAAACACGCCAATTGACTGCGCCGCATTCTCATCGGCGCCGGGGATTGATCTGGCGACTGTGTCGATAATGACCAGTGACCACTGCCGCCCCATCTCCTCAATCGTGTGGCACAGGCGTGCCACATCGTGTTCGTCCAGCATGTTGACTGCGGTCGGAAGCAGGAACATATCCGGCTCTGGGTCTCCAGCCGTGCCGTGCGTCATCTCCCACGCCTTCCAGCGCTTTCCAAAACCGCCCATACCCTCTCCGGCGATATAAAGCACTGGCCCCTGCTTAACGGCCTTCCCATGCCAGTCAACGCCGTGTGCGACACTGAGTGCCATGTCGATAGCCAAGAACGACTTACCACTGCCCGGTGCGCCGTAAATCATCGCAAAGCTGCGCTCTGGTATTAGATCGCCCACCAGAAACTCGACCGGCGGCATGGCCCAGACCTCGCCACGCCTCATCAGGGCAAATGGCTTCAGCGCACCATCATCCTCGGCCTCTGGAGCCTCGTCAGGCGCGTCTAACTCATCCGGCGCACTATCCAGTGCCGCAGTGTCCTTAACAACACCCATGAGCGTCTCAACGGTGCCACCCCTGAACAGCCAATCCACGACATCGCCCTTGTCGGGCAGTCCGTCCAGCTTCACGCGCTTGATCTTGGACGCCTTACCCCACAGAGACCGCACAACCTGATCTGCGTGTCGCTCACCCGCGTTGTCGTTATCCGGCAGCACAATCACGTTGCGCCCCGTGAAATACTGCCCCAATGATTCGGCCCACTTGCCAGCGCCGCCATGTGATGTGGTTGCCACTAGGCCCAGCCGGTTGAGCCTCTCAGCAGCCTTCTCGCCCTCAACAATAAAGATTGGCGCGTCTGGG